TGTTTGGATTTTGGCTGTCCAACAGACAGTATATCTGCATTAAAAACATACAAAGCATGTTTAAAAAATACAGATAAAGTTAAAAAATTGTTTAATGGTTCTTTAAATAATTTTTTAGAGTGTGAAAGTTTATAAACCAACTAATAAAAGGAGATAAAAACAAATGACTAAAAAAAACTTAATTGATACCTCAATTGCCTTTGGTGGTTTTTATGAGTCAATACATGATTCAAATATTGATAACATGATTGAGTCATATAATGACAATGGCAACTTTCCAGATTATGTCTGGGATAATATTGATTACAAAAAAACTAATCAATCTTATATTGAGTCCTGGACGTCTGATTTTAGTAGTTATTTATTAAATGAATATCAAGTTGATATTGATTTTAAAAACTTAAAACTTTGGAGTCCTCAGTACTACAATTATAGAACAGATTGTATTGACTGCAAAGTTAACACTCATCAAATGAATCTTTTAAATGAAAAAATATTATCTGATTTAGATTTTATTAATTGGTTAAAAGAACGCACTCAAAGCTGTGATGGTTTTATTTCTTTTTACAACTTTGATGAAGCTCAGAATAATAAAGACAATATTTTAATTAAATATGTTTTAGAGTTCTTAGCTGATAAATTTAATGAGCAAATGGAATTCGTAGAATTTGAATTACATTTATTAAAAGAAAAAGCAGCTTAATAATTAACCGGAGATATAAACTAATGACTAAAAAAAATCTTAAATTCATGTCAGACTTTGATATAGAGGTTGTAAATAAATCAATCTCTAAGAATGAAGCTGCCATATTATACAACGCTATATCGTTAGCTGGCTTGCATGACTTGAATAAAATCAATACCGCTCTGTTGTTTAATAAATTGAATAACGGTGCTAGTCCAACCGGTGCTGATTATGTTCACTATACAATCCAAGATATAAACCACTTGCAAGATAAACTTGTCAGAATAATGGAGTCTGAATAATGAATAAAGAACTCAGAGACTGCTTGCTTGCTATTGGTATGATAGCTTTAATCTATTCAAGTATTTATTTGTTTTATTATGTAAGTAAATATTTAGACCTTATTAACTAACATATTAAAATGGATAATGGTTCACCGGCGATAGCTTTAATAATATTTGGTATTAATGTTTTAATATTATTAATTTATTATTTAACTATCTAATCTCATCAAGTGGAGTATCGGATAACAATGTATATGGAGAGCAACACTCCACTTGAAATCTTAAGTTAATCTATTTTTTAAGGGGATAAGAAAGTGAGAATTTAAGTTAAGATTATATTGGATATAAAAATATCAATACTATCAGATTTCTGTACCTAAAATGTTCTTTTTGTCAATCAATAAAAAATAAATATTAGTTGCCAGGCGATACCAAACTTTGATAACCTACTCTGTTCACTAAATTGCAAGCATCAAATAGAGCTAGTCTATACCTATATTTTAGTTGGTTATAAGTTAAATCTAAATACATTCTATTAAGTTTATTAATGCTTAATCTATCCGGAAAGTTCCTTAAAGATAATAACTCCCTATTCTCCTTATCTAATTTTAGTAAAGTAAAGATTACTAATTCATAAATTGAGAGCTGCTTAGGCGTTGCTTTGAGGTTCTTATTTTTCTTATCATAATATCCCCAATCCTTACTATCATAATGGACTGTTCCTATTATCTTGAACATAGAAGGTGATCTATTATTTTTAACACCAGGTATTATCTTCTCTACGAATGAAGCTGTGCTTAGGTAGTTATCAAATTCATCTATTGTTATAGGAGTGTTAATCATTTTTTGGCGCAGCAGTTCCCTTGTGTCATGGCTAAATAGTACCTACCATATCTTGATATAAATACAATTGGTCTAGCAGTTATCCCCCCCTTTAATAAACAAACAATAACCTCTGGAGAGCTAGCTATGCTTTAGTCTGATTGCTTATGCTTATATAAGCTTATATGCTTAACTAAGCTTATATACTTAAATATACTAATAAGATTATATATAGGTATATATATATAGGTATATATATAGTCCAAATTTTGGACTACCCCTGTTCAAATTTTGAACATACCCCCCCTAAAGAATACTGATTATATTATCTGTTTTAGATGTGTGCTTCTTAGTAGATTTCTTTTTAATACCTACCTTAATAAACTTACGGAACTGATTATTACGCTTAATAGACTCCTGGCGTTTTGATTTATCCAATGTGTAAGTTGATGTCTGTTCTAAATGGGTCTTAAATCTTGCAACGTACCCCAAATTTTGCAAGCGATCCAAATACTTGATGATTGTACCCCTAGACTTAATCCCTGTACGTTCTTGTAGGTATTTAAGCGATACCCTAATACCTCTTGGAGCATGCTCAAATGATTTTAAGATAACATAGATAATCTTCTCATGGGAATTAAGTTCAAACGAATCTAATATATCTTTAGTTATCTTTTCAAATTTAATTGTTATCGGTTTCATTTCTGTACTTTAAAATCGGCTTCTAGTTCTAGTTTTAATTTACTAAAACTATTCCATATTTCAAAGTAAGGAAACCACAGTCCATTTTTTTGGGCTTTGCAACTAATGTGATGAATGATTGTAGTGTGGTCTCTGCCTGCCAAAATTTCCCCAATGTTATGCAACGAATAAGGAGTTAGTTCTTTTAATAAATTTATAGCTACCGATCTTGCAATAACTAAATGCCTATCCCTTTTGTCTGACAACATTAAATTAATATCAACCCCAAAATGATTTGCGCTTCTGTAAAGAATAGCATCTATGATTGGAGATACTTTTGTTATCTTAACATTGCGCTGCCTTGAAAAATCCATAGCTTTGTAATTGCCAATGTGCTGCAATGCCAAACGATAACCTGTTTTAAATCCTGCTTTAAAAAAATTAGAATCAGATGCATCTAACTTCTGATACATAGTAGGTTGAATCAAACTTCTAACTTCTTTGCGCCATACATTTTCTGGTTTTGGTCTCATTGTTTTATATCCATTCTATAGTTGGTTGACCGGAGAAATTAACATCATAAACAAACCACCCAAAAGCCATAAGTCCACCGGCTAAACTATCGCTTCCAGGTTTTTTAAATGCAACTCTTTTTGTAAAGATAAAAACTGTTTGTAATTTTTTCTGGTCAAATATTAATTTCTTTCTTCTAATACCCTCTAAATAAGTTATCTTAGAAAGCATAACTACTTTGTGTCTTGCAAGCTGCAACGCATGAACTGTAAATTCTGTTGCTAATTTAAAAGGTGGGTTCGTAATAATGTTATCATACATTTCTGTTGTCTCTAAAAAATTAACACCTATCTTGCCATAACCTCTATCATGTAAATCAGATGAGATAACTTCATAACCATTATCAATTAAAACCTTAGACATAGCGCCGTCTCCGCAAGCAGGTTCTAAAACGTTTCCAATAAATTTTTGTCTGTCCAATAGAACTTGTGTTGCTGCTGATGGTGTTGGATAAAAGTCATCTTTCTCCCTATCGTCATTAACATTAAAGCCAACATACCTTAGAGCAGATTCTTTTTTCATCTCTTTTTCTTCATGTAGAAATCTTGATTTTTGTGTCTCTGCTTTCTTATCACAGCTTCCTTTAAACATCTTATACAATAATCCTTGCCGTCAAATTCAACCTCTGCCTGGAATACACAATCACAGCATAATGGAAACTCATTGTTTTTATTTTCCATCATTTTAAATACTCACTAATAATTTCTGAAGATAATAGTTTAATAATCTTTCTGTATTCTTCTGTGTCTAATAAATCATACACAGCTAAACGCTGTATCAATGTAAGTTCATCTACTTTAAATTTAAAAACTTCTAACTTAATTAACTTCTCTCTCAATGCTTTAGTAGCAACAGGATCAATCCTTGCCATGTCTAATGCTTCATTGAGCGTCATCTTAAACGGCTTTTCTTGTTTCACAGGCATATAATAATACTTCTTGGTTTCTAAAAAATGTTCCTATTTGTTTTCTGCCTTTGTAGTTTTTAGTTGTTCTTGAATAAGTTAAGTTATCAAACAACCTATCGCATTGATATACTGATTGGGCATCATAAAAATCAAACGTCATAATGTTTCCGTTCATCAATAGAATAGTTAAAACTAATTTCATCCTAATATCAAAATCAAAATAAGAATAAAAACAATTGAGATAAACTTTAGTCTTGTTTTATTAAGACGCTTATCTTCAGCTGCCGATTTTTTCTCATTAAGTTTTTGCATATTAAAATCAGATATAATTTTGTGTTGTTGTTTATAATAAGCGTTTATGTCCATAAGAGTCTATAAAAATATTACAACAAACAAACAGAATGAAATGATTGCTGTATATAATATTATTTTATTTGTGTTTGTCATATTACTGTAATTGATTTGATTGCTGCTGTCGGAATTGCGACTACGTCAGCGTAATCTATAGAGTGATCCTTGTTATAACTCCAAGAACTAAATATCTTTACTGTGTTTCTACTTTTAGAAAATAAAAAACCAACTGAAATACATTCAGCTAAAGTATGATTTAAAACTTCTGCTTCTGTTAACCATGCTCCCTCTGCATTACAAATATCCATCCAACAAATCTCAACTCTTTGGTAATTAAATTTTTTATCCATTGAAAATATTTTCTATTGAAATTAAATTTTCCATTGGCACAGAATAAACTTTGGGTCTATCAGTATAACCAAAGTCAGTTAGGTATTCTTTATTACCTACAATGTTACTTGAGTTAACATAACCAACCACCTCAAATATTGGACAACGATCAATGACTAATATGTATGTTTCATTTGCAGAACTATCTTGTCTTATGATTAAGAAGTTTTCATTCTTAGGTGTCTGGCAACGAACCTGAACTCTTTGATTATTAAAATATAAATCAGCACCCCTAAAATTATTAACATGATAATTAAAATGTACTTTTAAAACTTTTGCAACAGCAAGTTCAGCAAGTGTACCTGACATAGACTTTGCAACCTTGTCGCCAAAGCTACCTTTATAACCATGACCCCAATTAATATTCTGTCTCATGCTTTCAGTAATGCGAAGCAACGCTGTATAACCAGCTGCAAGTATTTCGTATTCGTCTAATTTAATTTGAATCATTGTGATTCGTTTTATTAATTCTATTTGTTTTGACTGTCAATAATTTATCAACACAAACAACTCTAGGTTTTATATATAATTATATGCTATTGAATTATATATCTTATTTGTTGTGTATAAATTAATTGATTATAGTATTGCAATGAAGTGTAAATAGTAATACTGATTCGGAACATGAACGATCTTAGAATTACTGATCCAGCTTATAAAGCATTTGGTTTAGAATACGCTAGTGTCTCACAAAATAAATTACCAGAAGATAAAAGATTTTTTAATTATATAGTTCTTACTCCACAAGAAAGAATGAACATGCCTAAGCGTTCTCACTTTACTATGGGAAACATTGTTCATAACGCAGTTCAAAAAATTCTTTGCAAAAAAGAAACATTAAAAGATGTTATCTTTAATAAAGAGAAATCATTATTCAAATCATTAAAAGCAGAAAAACCAATAGACGAAAAAGATAAAGCCAAAAGATATTACATGGCTAAGAATTTTAAATTAACATTAAAGCAATTTCAAACAGCAATAGAGAGTCTGCCAAAACAAGATTGGAATTTTGAAACTGAGTATGCAACCTGGATAGATGGAATAGGAACTTACTTTAAAATGTTTATAGATTTAGAGGGGCAAGATTACATTGTAGATTTAAAAAATATATTTGGTTCAGTAATTAAAACTAAAAAAGGTTATTCATATACTAAGAGAGCAGTACCTCAACAACCCTTCCATAGCGATTGTATGCAAATGGCAGCTTACTCATACGCAACAGGCGGTAAGAAACCTGTGCTTATTTATTCTAATCACTTTGAACATAAAGTATTTAGCGAAAACAATTGTGATGATTTAAAACCTGAGAACTTAAAACATTATTTAGATGAGTTAGTTATGTACCAACAAATCTGGGAACAGAAATTAAAGTTAGCTAATGGAGACCCTTATGCTTTAGCTAGACTTATTAAACCAGATTTTTCAGACATAAGAAAAAAGCAAGACTTCTTTTGGAATGATGTACCTGAAGAATATATAACTAGATTTTTAAATTATTATAAAAAATGAACAGCGATAGATTTGAAATATTTATTATAGCTATGCTTGCATTGGTTGCAGTTGAAACTATTAGACACTTATTTGGGATATGAAAACGAATAACAATAACAAAGGAGAAAAAATGGAGAGCATAAACCTGATAGAAGCTATCAAGGAATTTACTGAAAACACTAAAGACAGTTTCATTAATATTCAAGGTAGAAAATATCTTAAAGTAGTTGATAGACTAAACTTTGTAAGACAGAAGTTTGGTGAAAGACTATGCGTTAAAACAACAACGTCATACCCTGATGGATTGGCAATGTTTCAAACAGAAATATTTATAGATGGAAAGTTAATTGGAACTGGACACTCTAAACAAACAGTAAAGAAAGATAAAGAATTTGAGAAGATAGAATCAGTATCTATTGGTAGAGCTTTAGGTATATCAGGATTTGCTGGATCAGAACTAGCAACCTTTGAAGAGATGAATGATTTTGTTAAATCAAATCCAATACAAAATTTTAGTAACACTTATGTCCAATCTAAGTCTCAATCTACAGATGAATCTAGAGACGACATAATTACTAAGATACAAGATGCAGAAAAATTTTCAACAACACCTGGAATATTAGAAAAGAACTTGCAACAAATTTGGTCGCAGTATTCTGAGAAGCTAGGTTTTATGCAAGTTGAAGATCAAGACTTCTACAATGCAATACTACAAGCTAGAAAAAAAGCAGAGCAAACAGTAAGAACAAGGAGTAACAATGGCAGATAACAAATATGATAATACACTTTCTCTATGGAAAAATGCAAAGCGTAGAGAAGGTAAGCAAGACCCTCAATACACAGGCAGCGGAATGATTGAAGGAAAAAAATGGTCTATCTCTGGTTGGATTAACACAGCTAAGAAGAATGAGAAAGCACCGGACATTTCTATTAAAGTGAATCCGTTTAAAGAGTCAACAAAAGATAAGATGCCGTTTTAATTTATGAGCGATAATATTAATCCAGAACATTATAAGAATAAATCTATAGAGACTATTCATGCTATCTGCTCTCAGTTAACTGAGGTAGAAATGATTGGTTATCTTAGAGCTTCTATAATGAAATACATTATGCGTTTCGGCACAAAGAATGGACTTACATTAGAAAAGTCAATTGAAGATGCTAAGAAATGCAAATGGTTTATGGATCAATTATTATTAGAATTAGAGTCTATTAAGAAATCAGGTAGTGATTCTTATAAACATTCTAACGTTCATAGTTTATTTCCAAAGGATAAAAAATGAATAAAAAGAATGGCAAAGACTATATCTTCTTAAGTAAAGTCAAGGCGGATGTATTAAACTACATAGCTAACTTTGTTAAAGAGAAAAATTATTCTCCCACTTTAATAGAGATTGGCAATCGCTTTGGCTTTACTAGAAGTAGATCCAATGCAATCGTAAATGATTTGGCTAGAGCTAATCTATTATCTAAGGATGTAAGATACCCTCAAAGAAAGATTAAGTTAAGTCATCAACAACTAATGAAGATAACTTCTTTGAAGGTTAATGAAATATATCCGGTAAATGAAATTTGAAAAAACATATTTTTACGAATTCAATGCAAAGTTTAAAGAGATTTTTGATGATGTGGAAGTTGCTGCAAAGTCAGAAAAACCTAGTGAATTAAAAAGCATGGACATTACGAACATACGCTTTTTAAGATCTAGTATTAAACAAGTAAAGGAAAAAGAAAAAGATGGAAAAAATCCATGATCCTAAACAACAAGTCAAGATAGAAAAGCGTTATTATACTCTACTTGAAAAAGAAAAGAAGTTAGAAGAAGAAGCGCTTAAAGTTGCAGAGAAGAAAAGAAAAGCTGCATACGAACTTGGTATGAAGGATTTAGAGTTTGAAGATATAGCCAGTTAAAGAATAATTGGTATGTGTACTGCAGGTTGTGAAACAACTAAGGAGAGAGACATGACTAAAAAGAAAGAGATAACAGGTTACTACGGATATTACGATAGTAAGAAGAAGCGCAGAGTGCTAAAAGTATTGTATAAAAAAATTTAATTATTAAAGAATTCAATTGGAGAAATAGACTGCCAAATGAATATTGACTATGTCAATTTTGAAAGTGTCTATATTTGTTTTTATCTAGCGTAGAAGTATAGGGAGTTTTTCGTTGAGACTCCCTATATTAAATTAGTTTGCAAAAGTCTTTGCGTAATTAGGTTTCTTATTTCTTCTTGATTTTCTTTCAGCTACAATCTTTCTTTGAATAGCAGAACGTTTTTCAGTTTCACTCATACCAGCAAGAACAGATTGGGGTACACACTTAGGATATTTTCTACCTGAACCTTTTTGTCTACCACAAGGTTGATACATTCCATTCTTTTTAGAACGTATATCTACCCAGTTTTGTTTAAACCATTTATCTAAACCACTAGCCATTATTTCTTTTTAATTATACCTCTGCCAATAAGAACATCTTTAAATGTAACTTTGCCATCTTTGTTTAAATCTGGAAAACCTTTTTTATTTTTCTTATTCTTTTTACCAAAAAAATCTTTTCTCATTTCATAACCTTTCTATAACCACCACCTTTTTTCTTATAAGTCTTTACAAGATAAGCGTTAGCGTATGCGCTTGGATATACTTTAAATTTTCTTTTAGTTAATGCTTTAATTCTTGCATATAACTTTGGATCTGTTGGTCTATTTACTGTTGCCATTATTTTTTTTCTCCTTTGATAATACCTTTAATAATACCTTTATTAAATGAAGCGTATAGTATAGAAGATCCTTTCTTCTTACCATAATTCTTTTGCATCTCTTTCATAATTTTTTTACCCTTCTTATTTAACTTCATAGTTACTCCTTTGTGTTATAAAATTGGTTGTCATCATCTGTAGTTTTCCAAGAATCATTTTCAACGCTTGGATAGTCCATATTAGTTTTATAATCTGGAATATTATCTTTAACAGTAAAGTTTGGAAGATTAAATAAAATTCTGTTATTGGGCATTAACGCAAAGTTTCCGCACCATATATCATCATTAGCTATCTCTAAAACATGGTGATGCTTATGTTCCGGTGATATTTCTGAATAGGTAGTGTTTAATAAATTAATATCTGGTTGACAGTAATCTATTGAAAATTCGTAATTAGCTTTGTGCATTTTATTATCTCTATCTATAAACTTACATTGAGATGTAGCTAGAGCATTGTATTCAATGATACCAGCATAATAAGATAAGCAATCCCAATAAGCTAAATCTTTTAACTGCAAATCTTTTACTTCACTTCTATTATACTTATCTGAAAAGAAAGCATGGATAGGAAGTCTTGCATAGTTAGCGCCATTAGGCAGCATAATATTCCACAGAGGAGTTCTTCCTTCTAAAGTGGTAAGACTGTGAATGACACAATCCTCTGCTTCTCCTATATGTTTTTCTTTATTATATAGAAACTCTAGTCTGATCTTTGCTTTCCAGACTGGAATGTTGTGATTTAGAAACGCCATCGTTATATTCTTTCTCCATGCAATTTACATGCTGACATTTTCTATCTGCGTAGATAACAAATGAATCTGTATTAATAATTTCAACAGCGCAAGATTTACAAAATCCTACATGCTGTAGTCTGAATTTTTTTTTAGTCATTACTTACTAGATTTAATTTGGTCTTTTAATTTTTTTATTAATTTCTCTAAAATATCATTACGTTTTTTTAACTTATATATAATAACTTCAAGATCATTTGTTCCTCTGTTCTTTATATCAATCATTCTTACCAATTTTTGCAAGACCAATATCTAGCTGTAAATTTATCTTTAGCAGTATCGCAATTATGTCTAGCTCTAAAAGACTTACGTCTTGCAGCTATAAATTTTTTAATCTTCATCTCAGGATCACCATATCTAACTATCTTAACTTGGTTACCCTTCTTTGCTAGAACAGCAAACTTCTTTCTTTCGCCTGGAGTTCTCTTCTGTTTATTATATCCGGAGAATCTTTCTCCTCTATAGACAACCATTATCTAGCTAGTGGGTTAGATGAGCTTGCTCTAAGTTCTTTCATTTGAACTTTTAATAATTCAATTTCTTTTTGTGCAATGGCTAAGTCTTGTTTAATCTGACCAGCTTTAGCAGGATCAATGCTATCAATCTTTGACATAATCTCTCCATACTTAATAAAGCCACCACCAATAGTACCAATGATTGCAACTGTTGCTATAATTTCCTTTAAATTATTCTTAACTTTATCTATCATATTAACCTTTTGTTTTTCTTAATTGTTCTAATTGGATAATAATATCATCCTCTTCATCTTGTATTTGTTTTAACATATTCTGTCTAGCAACCAATGGATCTTTGCTTATGTAATCGTTTAGATTAACATTAACATATATAGGTTTTTGTTCTAATTGTAATTGCATAAAGAAATTAGGATTAGGAACTCCCACCATTTGTCTTTGCTGATAAAA